ATCAAGGGCTCCCTCTACGTGACGGCTTTGTTCACATTGGGTTGGCTCGGTTACAAACTGTGGACACCAAGGAATTACGCCTACAGAGGTAACGTACTTCTGTGTGGGGCTCATTTTCATCCCAAAGGTATCAAGGTGCCCGAATGCAATGGACATGTCTGGGTACTACAGAATCACGTCAGCTTCAAGGATTCCATCCCTGTAATTGCGGGATGGCTATCGATGGGGAGAGAGATTTCTTGCTGTGGAGTAGTGAGTTTCGCCTTTGCTGTGAGTATCAAGATTCTTGGAGGGTATAAAGCACCAGTCACCATGTCCCGGCAAGTCGACCAACTGATTACACCACTCTGCAATGATGTTTGGGTCGATGTCCACACCCACTTATTGGAAGCTATAGTTAACACCATGCAGGCTGTGGCGACTGTGGGCCATGTTGTTTGGTGCTTCCTTGCGAATTATAACACCCACATGCAGGCCAGTATGGGAAGGACCGTCATAGGCAGTGTGTACAAGTTTGGGAAGAAATTGAGAGACTTGTGGGGTGTAGTTCCAGCCTTGGCCACTCTGATCAACTCTGAAGAGATGTTGACAAATCACATGACCAGGATGGGCTTGTCCCTAGAGCCTGTAGGCATTATGTCAAGCTGGGTTACTCACATGGCACACTTCATGCCTGTAGTCTATTTCGTAGAACGTGCGGACGCTGTAGTCATTGGCCATGTCCTCTTTATTATGAAGCAAGGTCGTTTAGGTTCAAGTTTGGCCGATGTATTCAACAGACTCTTCAGTTTGCCCCGACATGTGGCTCCTTGGATTTTGAATGAGAAGGAATATGGCAGTTACATATACTATGTCAGGAGGCTAGCATTTGATCTGAACATTTACGTTTACACTCTAGAACTGCTGCTAGGTGTTGTTTGGTGGTTTTCCGGCAGTGTAAGTGGCCTGGTATGGGGTGTCACCTTCATAATGATACTGGAGTACACAGGGTGGAAAGCCGACTCACAGATATTGGACGTGACTTCTGTCCTGCGGAATAGGGTCTGTACCATAGTGGATAGCTGGAAGGTGACCCCTGGTGAGATTGAGCTTGTGGCTGCTCTTGTCCAGGATGAGGGAGCGCTGACCGAAGTGCCTCAAGTCCAGGAGATGAATTTGTACCGAGTGGGTATCGTTAGATATGGTTCAGCTGGAGACCATAATCCTCTGATATATATCGGGAACTACCTCCGTACTTTGGGTATAGAGGTTGAAGAGTTGCCTGTCTCCTCCCCGGCAGATGGCATCAAGGATTTACATCAGTTGGAATTCGGGAATATAGCTGCGTCATTCAAGCAAGTCCGCCGTCTGTGTAACAAAACTGTCTCTTCTGCACAGAGAAATGGATTGACCATCTGCCCGATATTTGCCCAGGCAAAGGTGCCTCATGCAATTCATGTAGCTTACACGGATCATAGGGCGATGTTTGCAGCTAATGTCGATGTGCCATCTCTAGACATTTGGAGTCACCTAATTGCTTTGAGGATGTTACCACTTACCCACTTTTCCTCCACCGCCGGATCTTGGCCCTATTCACCGAACGGAAGAGATGTCGTGACTTATTTAGGTCGCAAACGGCCCAGTGTTGGAGACTATGTCAAGGCATTCCGCATATGGTTGGGTTCAGGCCTGTTCCTCTCCCGTTTCAAGGTGTGCAGAACTGATGAGCTGTGGGATCTGACCTGTGCTCGGTTCTGCAAAGACGTACCGCATGACTGTGAATTGAGAGTCAAGAGGATATTGGGATTCAAGACCCATCTCGTGGCCACAGGGTCTGCCGGAGTGGTAGATCGCTCAGGGATACCACAGGGTGCTGACTACCATGTGTCTGTTGCACCAGGCATGATTCCAAGTGGTGCTTACGTAGAACCCAACAAGAGCCATCTGGAGGTCATGAGAAATTATTCAGATGTATGGACTCATGGTGGTGCAGGAACACTGAAATCTGGAATAGCTTGTGGAGCCAAGGTGCACAGCTTAAGCACATTGATAGACAGAAACATTAGGGGCGGTGGTGGTGTCCTGCATGCAGCTCTCTTAAAGAGCAATCACTCGTCAATCCTGTCCACCTTCCTCAGCAATAGCCCTTTGTTTGGTATGTACGTGCTTGGAAGCTCGACTTTGAGACAGGGACCTGCAGAGGCTTGCTACCATTTGCTGACAATATTGGCAGAGTTCCCTTGCATATTAATCATGAAAGCTGCTATGATCGGGTGCATGTACCTTGCTTTGTCTCGTAAGGCTCTACATTGGATATTTGTCAGCATGCTATCTCCTAATATGGGGATGCTTTTCATGTTTAGTGCCTCCGCAAAGCCGTTCTTGATAAGGTTCTTTGCCCATGTTGCCAACGTGCTCCTTGCTCAGTGGTTCATCTGGCCAGTTATGATGTTCAGCACGGGTTTTGACTGGTATGACACAACCTGGCTGTTATTTGGAGTCCAGGCCATTTCACTGATGAAGAATTTCTTCATCAGCTTCGACAGCAGGCTTATTGAGGCAATTGTAGGGGTGGTCTGTAGACCTCCTGATGAATCTTACGACAGAAATGCGGTGACGCTGTATCTCGAGACTACATGGGGGATTTTCAAGCATTCGTATTTGAGAGTCGGGAACAAGCTCATTGACAGTGAGGTGAGTAGAGCTGATATGCATGGCAATCCGCACGAAAAGGGCCTCAAGACGATGATTCGTACTGTGACTCGGGACTGGAATGAGGTCAGAATTGATACAACCAAGACCAATGTCGTGATGATACCATTGGAGCCTGATGAATTTGTATTTGAAGACCTGGAGCTCAATGTAGATAAGGACTATGGTGTGGAATTGAACTGTCTTTCAATCACCTTCCTGATTCTTTTGAGGCAGAGGAAAGACGCCTGCGCGGTTGTCTTGGCCAGATTGCTCTATGAGATATGTAAAGCCTCTCCACTACTTGCTATCGTCAGCTTCTTGAGACTGATAACAACTTGGGGTGTAGACCTGACACGCATATCTCTCAATTTCCCTCGTTTCGGCTCTGAGTCTAGAAAGAAGGCTCTAATTGCGAAACACAAGAATCAGACTTTAACGCGGAACGAGATCAGAGAGCTCCTGGATCAGAAGATTGTACCCGTTTCCAAAGGAAAAGTCAGGGCAGTGGAGGAATATAGCACATGGAAGGAGATGGAGAAGCCTGTCCAACAACATCACTCCTTTTACATTGGCACGCTGCGTTCCAAAATTGAGGCGGAAAAGAAGCAACAGAAAGTCACTGTCAAAGACATAGTAGAAGA